CAGCAGAAAAATTCGGCCATACTCAATGGGGAGATATTGTTTTCCGCGCTTAAAGTGAACGGCACAGATGAAGAATGTGCGTCCCTGTTTGGGCTGTCGGTTGAAGAGTTCCGCTGTATTATCAACGCCAATCCAGAATTGCGCAGAATATATAGGGACGCTAAAAACGTCGGGCGTATTGAGCTAAAGATGGCGCAGTACAATTCTGCCATATTGGGCGATAAGGTCATGTTAAAGCACTTGGGCGAGCATACTCTGCACCAAGTAGACGCTCAGGCGCAAGTTAACGTGAATGTTAACGCGACCCCACAAATCAGCGAAGAAGAAATGCTCAAGCGGGTTTTGCTGTCTATGAAGATGGCAGAGCAGAGTGGACTTGCGCCAATTGATGTTACGCCGGTTGAGCCAGAACAATTAACAAGCGAGGTAAAAAATGACGAGGGAAGCTAGCTATAAAGACGACGTTGATGAGGTTAACAAACTACTATCCGCTGGATTGTCGGTGCGCGAAGTAGCCATGAAAACAGGATATAGTAAATCCGCAATAGGCAGGGCGAGGAGAAAGCTTTATGGACGCAATGGAGAACCTCCGTCGGCAGATGGAGAAAATGACACCGGAGCAGCGGGAGCAGTTGATAAAGGACTCCCTGAGCCTAACCAAGAAGTACGATAAGTTCATTCCGAATCCCGGCCCGCAGACCGAGGCTATGTTTCACCCGGCAGATATTATGCTGTATGGCGGGGAAGCTGGTGGCGGTAAGACGGCGTTAGGTTGCGGGTTAGCTTTAACAAGCCATACAAGATCGCTCTTGTTAAGAAGGCAGTTTGCGGACCTGTCGGCTATGACGGAGCAGTTGTTGGTCCTGCATGGTAGCAGAGAAGGGTTTGTTGCGTCGCCACATCCAAGATTGCGGACGAAGGATAAGTTCATCGAGTTTGGCGCGTGTCAGTTGCCGGGGGATGAACAGTCTTATCAGGGACATGCGCATGACCTGAAATACTTTGACGAGGTTACGCAGTTCTTGGAAAGTCAGGTCAGGTTTATTTGTGGCTGGAATCGTCAAGGTCCGGGCGTTCCCGAATCGCAAAGATGCCGGATTATGTTTGGGTCTAACCCACCGACCGATTCTACGGGTGACTGGATTATTGGGTATTTCAGGCCGTGGCTTGACCCCGCATATCATAACCCCGCAAAAGTAGGAGAGATCCGGTGGTGCGTTACGGACCCTGACGGAAATGATATGTGGGTCGATGGGCCTGAGCCGGTGCAGTTTCCGGGGCGCGATAAGCCTACCAAGCCAAGGTCTAGGACTTTTATAAGAGCGCGGTTGTCTGATAACCCGTATCTGGTTAAGTCTGATTATGCCTCAGTTTTGGATTCGTTGCAGGAGCCGTTAAGGTCGGCTCTTCGGGATGGTAACTTTATGCTGGCAAGAACCGATTCGGACAATCAACTGTTCCCGACAAAATGGTTACGTGCCGCGCAGGATAGGTGGCGTAAGGGCAAGCCCGAAGGCATACCGATGTGCGCCATTGCAGCGGACGTGTCCGGCGCAGGGACATGCGACAGTATGCTTGCTGCCAGATATGATTACTGGTACGCGCCGCTTATAGTGGTGTCCGGCAAAGACCATAGAGACGGTGTTGCTGTAACGGCTGCACTCATGATGAACCGCAAAGATGAGGCGCAAGTTATCGTTGATATGGGCGGCGGGTGGGGCGGGACAGTGAAGCTCCATCTTGATGACAATGGCATACCGTTCTTCCCTTATAAGGGCGGGAACCCGTCACATGCCATGGACGTATCGGGACAGTACGGGTTTGTTAATGTCAGATCGGAAGCATATTGGAGGTTTAGAGAGGCACTTGATCCTGAGCAATCAGGTGGTGCAAAGGTCGCTATACCCGCTGACGACCAAGAATTGTTTAGCGAGTTGTCTGCAATCAAGTTTGAAATAGTGAGACATGACAGGCGCATGTGCGTAAAGCTTGAAGCAAAAGATAAGCTCATCAAAAAACTTGGCAAGTCACCCGACCGCGCTGACACTTTGATTATGGCGTGGTATCGCGGACGCAAAAATGTCGAGACTGAGCCGGGTAGTTATGTTCCGTCAAAAAGGAAAATCAAGGTAAATCTTGGATATGCAAACAGGAAATAATTTTTGTGTATTGTGCGCTGAAAAAAATCTGGCAAAATTAACGCATGTATTTTCCAATCTCACTTTAATTTAACATAGGAGTTAACAATGGCTGATAATAAAATTCAAGTTTCGCTACATGGTTTTAGCGAGGCAACAGGTAAAGGGTTTAACAAAGACGGAGATCTTATCTCTGGTGGCCGCATCATTGCGCAGCGTCGTCCCGATAAGCTGGTAAAGCTTTTCGATGACTTCCTCGGCGATGTTATTGCCGACCAGTGGGCAGTTGTAGAGGGTGCTGACACCGGAACGTCTGATGCAGTTGTTACCAACGGTATCGGCGGTACGCTTGTGATGACAACAGGTGATAGCGCGACAGTTACGTACGCCGGTAACGGTATTCAGATTACGCAAGGCGCGTATTATAACTGGAAAGCCGCAAACGGTGGTCTGCGTATGGAGGCTCGGTTGAAAGTGAGTGCCATTACGAACGTAGCGTTGTTCGTTGGTTTCACTGATTTGGGTACGTTTGAAGGCCCGATTGAGTCTGCCGGTTCAGCAGATACGATCACGACGAACGCAACGGATGCTGTTGGTTTTATGTTTGATACGCGTATGTCAACGGACGATATTTGGCTGGTAGGCGTTGCGAACGATACGGATGCAACTAAGCAGGATACGTCCACAGCACTTGTTGCTGATACGTATATTACGCTCGGTGTTGAGATTAACGCCGACGGTGATGCTGACTTCTTCATCAACGGCGCAAAGGTTGGTTCACGTATGGCTGATGCTGTTACGGCTTCGGTTGCACTTACGCCAACGATTGCCGCTACGTCGATCACAACGGCTACGCGCACTGTAACCGTTGACTATATTGACGTTGAAATGCACCGCGTATAAGGAAAGTTAATGTCGGGTAATTTTACTGTATCAAAGGCTGGCAGGGGCGATGTTTACGACATTACCTCTGCCGCCATTGCGTTTTATCAAGAGAGTGACTTCGCTGGAAAACTGCCGCCAAATCCTGACAAGTATAAAGGTCTTTTGTACGAGTTTATTGATAACCCGTATGTTGCTTCCTTCGTTGCGCGAGATAACGAGTCACAAGACCTTCTTGGATATATACATATATATTGTCAGAATGATTACACAGATGATCTTGTAGGCGAGATGTTCCAGTTTTATGTGTCCCCAAAAGCGAGGGCTACGGGCGTGTCAAGAGCGTTGGTGGACGCGGCTGTTGCGCAATACAAACAATGGGGCTGCAAGAGAGCGTATGCCGAGGCAAGTCCGGGTTTTGCAGACGATGGTAAAAATATACGATTGTTTGTTAACCTCTGGAAAAAATCGGGGTACACTGAAAAAGGCATAGTTATGATGAAGGAGTTCTAACATGGGTGGAAAAACACCAAAGATACCCGCACCGCCTAAAGTTCAGCCGGTTGCTGCGATGCCAGATCCAAAAGATCCAATGCTTAATGTTACGGCCAAACGTGCCGCTGCTGAGAAGATTTCATCGTCTGGCAGGGCTTCAACGATTATGCCCAAAGATAAGGGCTTCGGATAATGACAGGAGATGTCGAGCTTTTGCTTTCTAGAAGCAATAAGATGTTTGAGGAGGTTATTCCTCTTAGATCTTTGCAGCAGGAGCTTGCCGACAATTTTTATCCAGAGCGTTCTGACTTTACATCGACGCGCTCGATTGGTTCGGAGTTTGCGTCGCACTTAACTACGAGTTTTCCGGTTAAGGTTAGGCGAGACCTTGCGAATATTTTTAGCACCATGCTGCGTCCACAGGAAAAGCTTTGGGCTAGAATGACTGTCAGAAACTACGACGATCTTTCTGACGAGGCAAAAGACTGGCTCGACAACAGCAGCAAAGCGTTGCGTAACGCGATGTACGATAACGTATCCGGTTTTGCTAGGGCTACATCTCAGGCAGATGATGATGTCGCAACATTTGGTAATGCTTGCATCTCATGTGAGGTTGACTGGTCAACACAGTCGTTTCTTTTTAGAACATGGCATTTAAAAGATGTTGTGTGGAGCGAAGATGAAAAGGGCCGAGTCGGTCGCGTTGACAGGAAATGGTTCCCGAGTGTAAGTGAGTTGAATAGAATTTTCCGTGGGCGCGTACACCAAAAAGTTAAAGACGCTATGGTGAAAGATCCTCATAAGAAAATTGAGGTTCGCCATATGTTTATTCCTGTTAACGAGTGTTCTCATAAGAAGCCTCCGGCTGGCGCGAAATACTGGTCTATTTTTTATGACGTAGAAAACAAGTTTGTTATTGAGGAAGTTCCGTACAAACACGGTTATTACTGCATCCCCCGTTGGAAAACAATACCGGGTTCGCAATATGCATTTTCTCCCGCTGCCATGTCATCATTGCCTGATGCGAGAACCGCACAGGCAATGATGCTCATTTTGCTTGAGGCTGGCGAGAAGGCGGTAGATCCTCCTATGATTGCCATTGAAGATGTTCTGCGCTCTGACGCGAATCTGTTCAGCGGTGGCATAACGGTTATATCGCCAGACCATGATGAACGCATGGGCAGACCGCTTTATCCTGTACTTGATTCTACAAGCACAAATATTCCAATTGGTTTTGAGCTTCTGCAATCTATGAAGGTCGCAATAGAAGAAGCATTTTATCTTAACAAGGTCGGACTTCCACCGCTTGCAGGTGGTATGTCCCCCTTTGAAGTTGGGCAGCGTGTTTCTGAATATGTCAGGAATGCGCTCCCTTTATTTGAGCCGCTTGAACCGGAGTATAACGGTGCGCTGTGTTCATTGGCATTCGATGTTGGGTTTGCCGCAGGGTTGTTTGGCAGAAAAGAAGATATACCTGAGGAATTGCTTGGTCGGAATATTGACTTTAAATTTGAAAACCCTCTGCGCGATGCAGCCGATAGAGCGAAAGGAAACCTGTTGCTTGAATCGGTTAGCGTAGTTAACCAGATGGCAGCATATGACCCGTCAGTATCACACATCATTGACGCACACGCAGCGGTGCGCGACACACTTGAAGGTATTGGCTCCCCGCGTAAATGGTTCAGGAATTTGGAAGAAGTTGCAGAGCGCGTTGAGAGCGAGCAAAGCGCAATGGCTATGCAGAATGTTATGGGTGCTGTTCAACAAGGGGCTGAGACGGCTAAGACGGTTGGCGAAGCTAGTAATGCTTTGCAGGGGATACAAGGAGTAGCATAAGGGATGTTGCGTCGGGACAAGCAAGATAAGGCCGCCGTGTGGCTACCACCGGGCTTCGAGCTAAACGATCTCTATAATATACAGGCGTTGTCTACTGGAACAGCAAATGCCGACCAGCAAATTGCCGCACTTAAATGTATTGTTGAAAAGCTATGCGGAACGTACGGCATTACGTTCGATCCATCAAGTGATCGGATGACAGCCCATAATGAGGGTAAGAGATTCGTCGGGTTATCCATTGTTCAGTTAACAAAGCTTAATCCGGTGAAGGTTCGGGAAATATTAGGTATAAAAGATTAACAGGAGAGGAACTATGACAGCAGATGTAAAAGTAGAAGCGGCGGTGCAGACACCTGTACAGGAACCTGTACAGCAGCCTGTACAGCAAGCACCAGCGCAAACGACGGCACAACCGGAGGCGAAGCCCACAGTTGATACAGCGTGGAGAGAGCGTCTTTCTGGCGGCAATAAAGATTATATGAAAGTTATGGAGCGATATAATACGGAGACGGATTATATTAAATCCACATTTGAGTTGCGCCAGAAACTTTCATCGGGCGAATACAAACGTAACGTGCCGCCGCCGTCTGATCCGAATGACTTGGCTGCTTGGAGAAAAGACAATGGTCTCCCCGAGACAGTTGACAAGTATGAGCTTAAATTTAAAGACGGATTTGTTCTCGGCGAGCAGGACAAGCCATTTGTGGATCAGTTTAAGCAGAAGATGTTTGACGCAAACATTAGTCCTGAACACGCAAGCAAAGCCGTTAACGCTTACTACGAAATGCAGGAAGCGACAGCGGCGCAGCTAAAAGAAGATGAACGTGCCTATGCTGTTCTTACCGAAGAAAAGCTTCGTGAGGAATGGGGGAGCGAGTATCGGTTTAATTACAATATGACCGAGAACTTCGTTAAGTCACGCTTTGAGGCTCCGGTTGCAGAAGCAATTATGAAGGCTGGTCCAGAGGTTATTAAGGCCGTTGCTGGCATAGCGCGGGAGATTAACCCCGCAATGACAGTGGTCCCCAATTCTTCAAACCCGTCTCAGGCTATCTCTGATGAGATTAAATCACTTGAGGCCCGTATCGGGACACCAGAATGGTTTGCTGATTCTGCGGCGCAAAATCGTTATAAACAACTTATTGCGGCGCGTGAGGGAATGCGGTAGAGTATGTTTGTTGGTTAGTGTATTTACTTGCCGGGGCTTAAAACGCCCCGGTTTTTTTCTTTTTGTGTATTTTTTCGGGACATAATTATCATGTAAGATTCTCGCAGAGCGTAAAGCTTGGCCCTGTCAAAAGGCTGTGCGGCCCGGACTATTCCGACACCCCGTTGTTAAGCTGATTAGAGCAGACACCCCGTAGCGTAACGAACTATTGGTTCTTTGTTCAACATTAACAATGGAGATTTGCATGTCGCAAACCCTTACCGGCTCCCGTACAGCCGATATGACAATGTACCGGAGTGAGTATATCGCTGGCTTCGAGCGCGGCGGCTCACTACTTCGTAACTTCGTAACGACGGAATACATGAAGCAAGGTGCTTCTATTGTGTTTCTGGTTGCTGACTCTGGCAGCGCAACGGCAGTAACTCGTGGTTCTGACGGTCTGTATCCTGCTCGCGTTAACAACAACAACCAAACAACCCTGACGCTGGTCGATAAAACAGATCTGCCGCGCATGAACAACTTCGACATCTTCAAGTCGCAAGGTCCTCAGCGCGAGATCATGTTCAAGACCTCGCAAAGCGTTCTTGGTCGTTCGGTTGACGATCAAATCCTTACGGCTCTTGATACTGGCACACTCGGCACGTCCTCTTCTGGTTCGGCTGACGCACTTGGCCTGTTCTTCCATGCAATGACAATTCTTGGAAGCAACAACGCTGGCGTAGTTCAGAAGGGCGATCTGACGGCAGTTGTTTCGCAAGGTTTCTATGCGAATATGCTGAAAACCAAAGAGTTTGCCAACATTGAACACGCAGAAGTGAAGCGTCTGGTTAACGGCATTCCTACGCCAATGACCGTCGATCAACTGGCTGGCGTTAACATCTTGGTTCATAACGGCATCTCCGGCGTTGGTACAACGGCTGAGAAGTGCTTCATGTTCCATAAGAACGCAGTCGGTCACGCTATCGACAAAGAAAGCTTCGCTCCTGAGTTCGGTTATAACGCAGAGCAAAACTACTCTTGGGTACGTTGCTCGGCGTACATGGCCGCTTCCAAATTGCAGAACACTGGCATCGTGCAGATGACGCACGACGCTAGCAGCTATGCAAGTGCAACTGTTTAATGTGTGAGGTGAAAAATGGCTTATTCAACATCTAGTCCCCCGATCCTGATTATGCAAGGTATTGGCAATCAGGGAATGGCTATCTGGCAGTATAACAGTGCTGATCCTACCGCTACGGTAGACGGCTCTGGCTATATCACCAATGGCGGCGATCTCGGCATGAAAGTTGGCGACCTCGTCCTGCACCGTGAGACGGATACGGATCTCGTATACTCTCACGTTGTTAAGACGGTTAGCTCGACGGCTCCGGGCGCAGTAGACCTGACGGACGGAACCCTGCTTGGTTCCGGCACTGTAGGCGACTAATAGACTTCCCTCCCTTGGGAAAATGTCACCAGCCCTCCCGACGGGCTGGTGACTTCTTTTTTGATTCCATCTTTAATGCAGTTGATTTTTGCCATACAATAGGAGCTAGTTTAACCAAGGGAGTTTTGTATGCAGAACATGACAAAAGAGAAGTTTGTGAAAAAGAGAATCGCCGCGAAAGATATTACGCCCATTAACCAACGTGGAGTTATTTGGGTAGCAACCGTCGGCCCCGAAGTTACGCTTGACGA